CTGTACTAGCTATTGAAATATAAGGTGCGATTAAAGCTACTGTTTCCATTTTATCCTCCTATACTCACTTTATAATCTAATGCTAATAAATTTAATTCTAATGGAACTGATTGAGTAATAGTAATGGTTCCCTCATCATTAAATCCTAATAATGGACCTACTTTTTTAATTCCAGTAAAAGATTCAACAGCACTATCTAAAATATCCTCACCAAAACTTCTAAATGGAACTAATTGAGAATTAACACTCATCGCCTTGCTTTGGTAAACATCAGCATTTACTTCTATTATTCTTTTTTTAAAACCTTTAGCTGACACACTTCCAGAAAATTTCGGTTGTACCGGCATTGTTTTTACCTCTAATGCGAATGGTAATCCCATTTCATAATTACTAGCTGATGCTCTGGAAAAAGTAACAACACCACTTCCATTTGTTGTTTGCTGTTCCTCAACATTTCCATCGTTAATTATGTCAACTGTTGAACTTGGTAAATGTGCAGCTGTACCGGTTGTGCTTGAGGCTGATACATAAACAGCTGAATCTGTATGTAATGTTGAATCAAATACTTCAACAAAATATTTTGTAGCACTATTAATAGTCCTTTTAACGATTGTGTAAATAGTATCAACATCAACACCTACTGCTAAAAATTCCCCTGAGGTTGTTATTTTAGATGGAGCTATAACATTTTGACTTCTAAGTATAGAATAACAACTCATAGAGCCATTACCTGAATTTACAACAAACAATCTATCTGTTTCTTCTGTACTGGTACTTCTTCTAATAGCCATATCAACTGGATTATTTAATAAATGAGAACTTAATAATGATATGTTAGCTGTGTTATAGGCTTGCTCAGTATCAGTAAAAGACATTTCATTTAACATCTTTCCACTTCTTTGAATATAAATTGTTCCTGAATCTAATCCAGCAACTGGCACTCCTGGCTTTGTTCCATTTCTAGTGGCAGTTCTTACTAAAACATTTTCAGGCGTTATAGCTTGGTCAACAGTTTGCGGGATATAAAATTCTGAGCCACTCGTGAAAATTTGCAAATCCCGGCCTGAGTGAATATCAACAATTTGATTTAAACTATCTGTTGATATTGTTGCTGTTACTGATTCATCATCTAATGAACCACCTAAATTAAAATTAAAAAAATCTGCTACAACAGAACCCCAAAAAGTCGTTGGTTGTGATTTACTTCCTCCAAAATATAATCTTCCCTGGTGAAATGTTGTTGATACTGGATAACCTTTTGATGCTGACCAGGAATCAACATAACCAGTTTCTAATTCCCAATTACCACTTGCAATCGCTGAACTATTAAATAAATTGATTTCAACAATTCCTTTAACACTTGTTCCGGAAACATACTCAATAATTTTAATTCGACCAAAAGATTCTGTTAAATTAATATATTGTTTCTCGTGGTCCGCTGTAAAAACACTTGAGCCAGCTGTTAGGGTTATACTTCCACTTGTTCCGCTTGGTGTTAAAGTAGAGGAGGGATTACTTGTTGTAATTGTCGGAGCATAAACCGGAGTATTTTTAAAAGTAATAGTCGATAAGGTCCAAAGGTTGTGGTCAGCTCCTCTTACAATTTTAATTGGAGCTAAGTCTTTTTGAACAAAAATAATAGTATCAGCACTTTGTGTATATTTAATTGTACTAAGCATAGCTGAAGTTAAAGTTGAAACCGCTAAATAATCATTACCAGTAGAATTAATGTTAGTAACTAAGGTTGCATTTCTATAAATATAAATTCGTTGATTAACTAAAGCGAACATATATGAATCATCAGTATTAAATTCAAATGGTATTAACCTAACACCACTACCAGGACTAGCTGCTGATGGTAACTCGCTTATATATTTTAAACCATCTCGTCTTTTTAATCCGCCTTGAGGTTGAATAAATACATTGCTTGCAGTTTGTAAAGCATTGTAATATTGCTGTAAATCTACCCTACCTCTTACTAATGGGTCTAATTCTCCTATGCTGAAATTAGTTTGTATGTTAATTAACCTGGACATCTTTACCTAATAGCGGTTAAATCAAAATCATCCATTGACCAATTCGGTCTATTTTGACCATCTATTTGTGTTGCTTGTCTAAACATTCCTCCTCTCATATTTTCACTTACTGAACCAACAGCAATAGTTTGAAAATATTGAGCCTTTGTAATTTGGTCGGTAACACTTTCTGCAATATGCCAGGCCATAAAATATTTTAATAATTGAATAAAATAAGTCGGCAATACATCTTCTGATGGTGAGCATTGATAATCAACATAAATGCTAGTTTCATTTGTAACCAACTTATCCCCTAAAATTTCCCATCCAGTATTTATTGAGGATGCTCCTGAAACACTTGAAGTAAAAACAGCTCTTACTCCTGAGCCAATCATATCTGATGGTAATGAATATTCGTATGTCCACTCTGTGGCTGGTGAATTTACAGTTTGAGCTAACTGTACTTTCTTATAACTAAATGACCAAGGATACATTCCTAAGAGCATATCTTTAGTATCGTCATATAATCGGTCACAAATTTGAGCTGAATCAGTACCCTCAGAAAAACTACTTAATGGAGAACTACCTAATAATATTAACGAATCAGAACAAATTGATAACTTAGAATCTCCAGTAGCCATAAAAACCTTTAAAAAATGGGAGAGCTTTTACACCCTCCCAAATTATTAATTTAGTCACTATCTGTTGCAGTAACAGTAAGACCATCGGTGACATCACAGACACCACTAGCATTACTAGCTACAAAACAAATTGTAACCGCTTGTGTTCCTCCAGTAGAGGAACGAACAAAAATAATATCTCCAACACTAACTGTATCAGAAACATCGTTAAAATAAGCGGCTGTATTTACATCGCCTATTGCATCTGTCGTGGAGTAAGAAAAGAGTCCAAGTCCGGTACCTTTCTTTGATACACCGCCAACGACATTCCATCCATCTCTATTAAACGCCATATCTTTACTCCCTTGTTGTTATTTTAACGATACCATCTGCATCGATGGCAATTCCGCCACCTGAAAACATTGATGCAACTAACCAGGAAGTTTTTTCCGCAACCCAATCAATTCGAGAAGTTTGGTTCATACCAATACCAACACCAACAGAACTTTTATGAAATGCATAACAGATTCTGTCCGAGCTACCATCAATAGCTAAACCGCCCTCATCGGGTCTATCGCCAATAGTTATTATTTTAAAACCAAGCCAAGTATCCAAATCTCCATTTACAAGAGCTTTAATGCTATTGAAATCAGAGCTTTGTACGCTAGTTTTACCTAAGAGGTTACTGAGCGAGTTCGCATGCACCAAAAGTGTTCTATCACTCGGTGGAACATTTTTCGCATCTAATGTTTTTTTAGCTGCTCGAATCATCCCAGTATTTAATCCATTAGCACTTCCTGAGCTGCCATCTTCTTGGATGGTGTTAGCTACAGCTCCGGTTCCTGAGGCTGCTACCAAACTATCGATGGTCACTTGGTCCATTCTTCTGGCAATAGCTCCTGAAACAGATTGAACTAATTCGGATTTTTCTTGTATATTTACTTTTGGAGCGTGAAACATATCTGTGTAATCAGCTGCAATGTAGTCGGTCATAGTGGCCGATACATTACTCCAAGTTAGTGACATTGGCACTACATCAGTAAGTGGACTCCTAATACTAGCTGAACCCTTACTCAATTTTTGGAATTTTACAGTTGAACCCACAACTCCAGTTCTTTCCCTTGTTAACCCAGCTAATTGGCGTTGTGCCTGATAAGCCTGGTGAACTTCAGAATCAAACATAGTAATAAATGCATTACTTACACTTGCTACCATTGTGTTTCTCCTTAAAAAAAGGTTTATATTAAAAAATTATTTCGCTTTAAGTTATCTTATCCAGGCTCAAAACTTGTATTTCTAATACCATAATAAGCCGGCCAAATTTAAGGTTATCGACTATTACTTACACAATACTAACTAGAGTAATAGTGTGCAAATAACATCCCGATATTTGAAAGATATATAATAACATACAGAGAGTTATTATCCTGGGTATGGCTCTCCACTAGCCTCATAAAATGCTTTTTCAACTTGTCTTATATAACTTTCATCTCCAGCCTCATAGCGTGGGTCTTTAAGCATTTCTTTAGCCTTATCTATTGTCATTTTACCAGTTTCAAGAATCTCGGTTGTTGGAATATTTGGCTCTCCATAAGAACGCCTGATTTTATTCATAGCAACGACAAAATTAGGGTCAATAGAGGCACGACTAATTGCCTCCATTTCCTCCTGGTTAATAACTTTAGAATTTCTATATCCATTAAGCCAATTTTGAGTATTTGCAATAATAGTATCTGCATTTTTACCTAACTTCTCTCTTGCCTCAATACCTTTTTGTTGGACTTCATCATCTATAACTCCGACAGCTTTTTGAAACATTCCATAAGTTTTTTCAACTAATTCCTGGCTCATATTATTATCTTTAGCAAAATCAATAAAGTCATCAAATAAATCATCTGAACCTTTTTTATATTCTTTATTATAAAATTCAGTATCATAATTACCATCTTTAGGAGGTTTATGTTTACCAGCTGACATTTTATCTCTTAATGACTTTATGTCTTTTTGCATTTGTTCGGCATTAATATCACCAGTTTTTTCATCAAAATATTGTTCGTTTAAATAATCAGGCTTTTCTTTTGATTTTACTTTTTCTTCTTCTTTTGTTGGTATGGTTTCTTCGTCTTTTTGTAAGTGATGTACATATTTCTCCTCATCAGGTTTATTTTCTTGTTCAGTTTCTTCAGAACTAATTAATGGCTTTACTTCATCATTAGCTTGTTCTGTTACTGGTGTTTCTTCTTGAGCTGTGGATTGTTCCTCAGCTGCAACAACTTCATCAATAGCTTGCATAATTTTCCCTTTCTATAATTTTGTAGCTCTTAACATTCTTTTCAAAATATCTCTAACAACTGCATTTTCCCCATCACGATAAAATCCATAGCTTGGGTCAGCTCCAGGTGTCCAACACTCCTTTTCCAAGTATTGCTGCTTTAAAAATCTTAATACTTTAGTTCCATCAGCTGATGAAAATACTCTCAACATAAGTTTATCTAATTCCTCAGGCGGCATTTATATCCTCATCAGGAGCTTGTTGAGATTGTTGAGCTTGAACAGCTGTTTGAGCCATTTGTTCAACAATCACTTTTCGCTGTTGTTTTGAATTTAATATACTTCCCGGCACTCCCATTTTATTAGCTAAATAATCTAATACTGCATCTTGATTAACTGCAACCTGGCCAACCGGTCCTAATCCCTGAGCAATTTGAATAAACTGCATTACATTCTGTAAATCTGTCATATTTTGTGATTGAGCTAGTGGAGATTGAGGAACAATCTTAACTACATTCCCATCAACTCTTAATGGTAAATCAATTATTTTTTGGTCATCCATAACTTTTAATGTCCTTTGAACTATCGGTATTAACGCCTCAGTTATTAATCGACCAAATGCACTTCCTAAATTAGTAGCTAAAGATTTCATTCTTTCCATAACTTCTGTAGCTGAACGAGCTGAGGCTGAATCTGGTGGAATCGAATCGTCTAATAATGTTGTTTTAATATTATCAACCAAATCTTTAATAATTATTTGAGCTACATTAAAATCTGATGAGCGGGGTAGGGGAGTTAATGATGGTCCTTGACCACCACCATTAGATGCAACTGGGATTACACTTAATGGT